ATGCGATGGCGCTCTAGTACCAGCGTACGCCCCGCTCCCGGCTTCATCGAGCCGTGCGTGCCCACCGTGGCGAAGCGCGCGCCGATGGGGCCGGATTGGGTCTACGAAATCAAGCACGACGGCTACCGGCTAATGGTGCGGAAGCAGGATGACCGCGTGCGCGTCTACACCCGGCGCGGCGCGGACTGGACCGAGCGTTTCCCGCGCATCGTCCAGGCGGCGCGGCGGCTGAAGGTGCGCTCTATCCTGCTCGACGGTGAGTGCATCGTCTACGACAAGAACGGCATTCCCAGCTTCGCCCTACTGCACTCCCGCGACTACGACCGGGAAGCGTCCCTCGCGGCGTTCGACCTCCTAGAGCTGGACGGCGAGGACGTGCGCCGGCATGCGCTGCTCGATCGCAAGACGCGCCTTGCGCGGCTGCTCGCCAGGGCAAAGCTCGGCATTGAGTTCAACGTACACATGGAAGGCGAAGGCGCCGTCATCTTCGAGCACGCCTGCAAGTTGGGCTTTGAAGGAATCGTCGCCAAGCGCAAGGACCTTCCTTACGAAAGCGGCCGCTCGCGCCGCTGGCTGAAGATAAAGAACCCGAACAGTCCGGCCGCGAAGCGGGTGGAAGATGGGACGTTCTAGTCTCCCCGCCCGGTAGCGGGCTGGGGGAACTGTGAAGAGGAATTGGAGCCGGTGGATAAGAACTGCCGCATATGCTTCGGCATCGGATGGGTTTGTGAGAACCATCCCGACCGTGCGTGGGATGACGAGCTAGGCTGCACCTGTGGAGCGGGCGAGCCATGCAAATGCAACGCCGTCGGACCGGGTGTGGATGAGCCCGATATCAGCCAAGTGATTATCGAGGACGGGAAGCTGACGCGGCATTAGGCCAAGAACATGTTTTCAGGCTTCTTGTTGCAAGAGCGGCAAACAATGCGGAGGTCGTGATAAGTAGCACCTTTGTATTTGGTGTGATGAATTTCGTATTTACCCTCTTCTATTTTCCGGCCGTCGAGTTCGCATCGGGTGAAGTTGCGGCCATCCTGCCGCATCAGGAAGAGAATGTAAGGTCGCAGATGTTCGATTTGGTTGTCTTTAGCTTTGCCAGCCATAGCGGGAGGGTCGTATGCGATTAAGCGCCCATTGATAACGCCAACTGCTTCGCCTGCTCGCTGGCAGGTTGTTCCGGTGCAGGTTTTTCAATAGCGCGAAGGTACGCGGGGTTGATGATGTACTCCTCGAACGGGTGCGCACCGTCGTAGTACCTCTTGCCGTCGCTGATAATCACTTCGGGCAATGCCTCAGCCCGCGCCTTCTTATTCATCTCGGTAATTCGTGCAGAGGGACATGACACCCATATGCTGTGCTGAATGTCTGCGGTGGTGGAGTGCGGGGTGCGCAGGATGAAGTCGTAGACCTTTTGTTCTTGTTTGGAGAGGTTCATATCCTTCTATTCTTTTGAGCGGATAATGGTGGCGGCGACTGCACGAAAGCCCTTTAATGTGTCGCTTGTTGCCTCAAGCCCCTCCACCTCGACCGCCTTTTCTTCAAGATACGTGTCGATGGCGGTCATGATGGTTTCTGCTGTCTCAGCGGGTGTGCCGTGTTCCGAGTAACTTTCCAATATTGCGCTTGCGATCTCCTCTCTCAATTGGGAATAGGTCATAGCGCAGCTCAGAACGGGATTTGAGAATCCGGCTCATCTATCGGGTTCGGCGCTTCGTCACGATGTGAGCGGTGCTGGTAATCGTCGGCAGGGCGGCTGTACTGGTTCAGTTCGCAGTACAGCTTACCTCCCTTGCTTTCCTTGACTGAAATGTTCACCCAGCCGTCGGGTTTGGCATGGTCTTGTAAGAAGGTGGTTAGCTCGTCAACCTTGCAAGAGATGTTGAGCTTAACGAAGTCGGGTGCGCTTTCGTGCGGTAATTTGGCGAGCATTCCATTTACGAATATTTTGTCTGACATAAGTTGGTGATTACGCGGTTTTTAATGGCGGTTGTGCGCCGTACGTGTCTGTCTTGCGGTGACAGGGGACGCATAGGGCACGGCCGTTACTAATCTCGAATCGGAGGTCGGGAAATTGAGCGAACGGTTTTATGTGGTCCGCATCAAGTCTGCCGGTAGCGCCACAGAGGACGCATTTGCGGCCATCTCTTGTGAGTACTGCCGACCGCCATTCGCGATAGGCTGGTGATTTGCGGAGCTTGGCGAGAATCGGTGTGATGCCGCCTTTCCACGTACGGCTTCGCGGGCCGGTGTTCCAGGGTGTCTTTCTTCCCTTCAAGGCTAGTGAGATAGAGCGGGAATGCTGTGGCGATAGCGGCACGCCCTTGTGTGCTTTGCTGAGCTTGGCACGCCATGCAGCGGGCATCTTCTTTCCGAAATTCCAATGTTTAGGTCCGGTGCGCGATTCGCTCATGCGACGGCGATGGATCTCGGTAAACGGCGGCGGTGATTTTCGTTTGTGAGACGGCGCGGCTTCCATACATCATTCGTTAGTTTTTTCCTGTTCTTCGCTGGTAAAGCTGTCGGGGTATTTGCCGATGAGGTAGCCATGGTCGTAGATGTTGCCGATGACTTCAAAGCGGCCTTTGTAGACACCTCTGCCGAAGTACAGTTTCCAAGCTCCGTCGTCCGCTACCCATTCGCACTCATCATTGAAGATGACTGGAAGGTTGACGTATTTTTGGTTCGCTACATCATCGCATTTCAGAATATCCCCCTCATAAATTTCTTTTCCTGTCTTGTCGTGCAGGCCCGTGAATTGCATGAGGATATTTTTGGGCCAGTAGGCACCAACTGTTCCGTCCCCCAATACCTCAACATCAGTCCTGTCGGTGAACTGCTGCATCTCTTTTCTGAGTGGGTTCCACTGTCTGAATTTAATTTCGCGCATACGTTATTGGTCGGCTACAGCTTCTAATTGCTCGATCTTGGCTGAGAGGATTTCTGCAATAGCTTCGAGGTTGGTGTCTGTCAGTTCGGCATTGGCGTGCTTGAAGACGGCGTCCGCGACCTCTGCGCGCTTCTCTGCGACGGTCTTGCCTACAGGCTTGAAGCCAAGCTGTTTTAGGAGGGACACAACGCGGTCTTTTTGGGCGAGAAGCTCCATGGACGGGTCTTTTCCCGTGTCGGTCGGTTTCGTTCGCTGTGGGGCAGCCTGACGCGTCTGGGAGGGCTTTGAAGCCTCGTTCCCATCGTCGTCGTCCTCGGTGGCGATGCCGAGGGCGGCAGAAAGGGCGTAGCGGCGCATATAGGTGATGGCGCTGCCCTGGCCTTGTGGGGTCTGCTTGTCGAGAGTGAGGGCTGCTGTTGCTTTAATCCACTCGCCGGACTTGTGCATGATGAGAGTGGTGAGGCCGTTCCCGTCGGGAAACTGCACGAACGATAATTCAGCCGAGAGCATGGGCGCTCTCACGGTATCAATTACGTTCTCTAGGGTAGCGTATCGCCCGTAGTTCGCTTTGGCGTCCTTACCGACTTTGATGGCAGCGCGTTGGAATTCCAAGAGGGCAGATGCTATCTTTGTGATTTCTGGTGATGTTTCCATACATGATGTGATTAATTTTCTAATCTCTCATCCGGATGCGAACCGCCGAAAGAGGGTTCGTATTTTTCATCGAAGTCCTCTACAGAGCCTCCGATGAGCCGGACGAGTGCGGTGATGTTTCCGTGTTTCGTGTAGTCGCGGACGATCTGGTTGAAGCGTTGCGTGCGTCCCTCTTCTGTTCCTGTGTCGAAGGTCATAGGTCGTATTTCTTTTTGTACACTTGTAATTTTTCTAGGCTCTCATCTCGGTCGCGCTTTGCTTTGACGACATCGGCGTGGGCATCGACTAGGGCGTGTTCGGCTTGCAGCAGTTCTTTCTCGTCGTCGCGCAATTCTTCTTCGAGTTCCCACATACGCTGTAGGGCTGTAATCTCGTTCATACGAATGTTGAGCTACTGAGTGCTAATCCCACCGTGAGCATGATGCTGATGGGGACGCTCGTTCTGTTGCGCTTCTCGCGGCGCATCTCTCTCTTCACTTGCTTGCCGCGATGAGAATAGGCGCTGTAGTGGATGCCATCGCGGATGATGTCGGGGTGTTTCATATGGTTGATGGGTAGAATCGTACGGGAAGAGTGAATTTGCCGTCCTTGCCGATTTCGTTCTTGATGTATTCGCCTTTATGAGTGCGGTAATATGCCGGTCGGTCACCGTCTGGCGAGCAAGCGGGCGGCGCAACGTACCTGTACTCACCGGTCTTGGTTCCAATTTTCATTTTCATAATGTGATTGATGTTTATTCCTCTGTCTCGCGCGCCTTGTAGGTACGCGAGAGACGGAAGATACAAGGCTTGATAATTTATTCGCCGAAAGCATCTCGGATAAGAATGCGCATCGAAGCGATGTTGATGAATTCGCCTCGTTCGAGATGCTCTGCGATTACCTGTGAGAACTTTCGTTTGACGTCAGGTGAGAACCTGCCGCCTACGTATTCGATCATGAGGAGGATAGCGTCTGCTGTCATAGATGATGTGTTAGTTGATAATGCGATGATGAGTTGGGAGGGAGAGCTAAAAGTAGAGTCTAACTACCCGTGAGGTCGTTACCCTCTCTAAGTGCTGTCGGTCAGCAATCTTGCTCCATTTTACAGGCGGGCGTTTTTTTCATCGCCTCACTCCCCCCTCCAAACTCACCATCGTTGTCGTGTCGGGATATGTGATACAGGCTCGCGGGGAGAAAGGACGAGACTAGCAGTGCCGTCCAGTGTTGCAGAGCCGTGGGCTAGTCACACATCGCGCTCAACACCCTTCGGGGGCTACACTCTCCCCCGTGAACCTGTATCGTGATTGTCAAAGAACAGATGGAGGAAGCGGGCGAGGATTTGCCACAAAACGTATTTCACTGTGTGCAGTCACCTCGCAATTGTTATGGTCTAGACCCATTAGCGTCTACCTATTCCGCCACCGCTTCTTTCCATCTGCGGTCATTGTCTCATGGCTCAGAAAACCCGCAAGCGAGTTATCCCCACATCAGGCGCGGGGCGATGATTTGCGTTTCGTGTCAAGTTTGCGTTTGCGGGGCTTCTTGTCTTTGCTGCCTTTGGGGCGACCGCCGAGGCTGCCCCACTTGGCAAATTGTGCGGCGGAATATTTGTCTCGCTGAGCGCGGTTTCCTTTGCGTGCAAATTCAGTAATCGTCATCGTCATGCGGCGTATTCTATCACAGCGAAAAGCCACAAGCCCGTTTATCCCCAACCGTTCCTGTAACCGTTCCCCTGCCCCTACATGAAGAATTGAGGTGTAAAATAATGTGGGCGCTCTTTGTTTACGGCGGGCGGCCCGCAAGCAGCGCTGTCAACGATGCGGCCTCTACTTGCCTCGTCGCTCGCCAATATATGAACGCATTAATCGTCGGCGCCAATAAAACCCCCATCCTCGACCACGTGGAATCGTCTCCTTTTTTACTGATAGACGACGGCCCTTTGATTGATGCACTGGTCATTCCTCCACGAAGGAAGGTCGTCCACTTCGATGTTAAAAAGCACCACCTCAACCCATTGCATGAAATGGATTACAGGCGGGCGCGGGAGTTCATTTCAATACTCGACGCGATTTTCCCAGAGGGCGACAGCACGCTAACGAAGAAGAACGCGAATTTCGTATTGCTTAATGCCCTACTCGACAAGCCTACCTATCTTGACAAGCTGCTGCGGGGCGACAAGCGTGACCCTGCGAAACAGGATGCCTACCAGAAGATAGAGACCATCCTGCTCTCGCCTGTGCTGCGTTCGGTGCTGTGCGAGCCGACCAACTTTTCAATGAAAGGAATTGTGCTGGCGCGGCTCGACCGTGCGGTGCTCGGTGACTTCGATGCGTTCGTTCTCGCCAACCTGCTCATCTCGCAATTCGAGGGCCAGGTGATAATCCCCGACTTCGGCTTCTACGGCCGTGAGCACCACATCTCGCTTATCAGGCAGGACAGGCTCGTTGCCGGCGTCAGCACGCTCTCTCAGCTGCCGCTGCGCCTCCAGCAAGCCCTCCTGACCGTGCCGGAGAAGATCGCGTCACGGACAACGTCTGAGGATGCGGAGATCTTGGCGAAGTATCGTGGTTTCGTGCCGCACACAAATGAGTTTAACGATTTCATACTGGGTGCGATTTCTGCAAGTGGGGACACTCACCGAGCCTGAGATGCGCGGATGAGTGCGGCATGTTGATAGGAAGTTCCGTTCGTGCTATCCAAGGTGCATGACGTGCGCGATATCCATCAGCTTGATTTTGGCCGCGATTGCAGCAGTTCTTGCGTCGTTTGCTTCCGTCGAGCGTAATCTTCTAAAGGTAATTCGCTTCGGAAAAGCCATTGGCCGCGAGCTGATTGTGTCAAAAAAAAGCGCCCATTGAGGCCGCACTGAAGACAATGAATGCCTATTGTGGATAGAGTTCACAAACGTGTGAGAAAAAAAAGATCAGCTCTTATATCGCAAGCGGCTGACGAGAGGATTAAACGAGCCGCGCGTCTCATGGACGTGTAACGGCTCTGTGCATTTAGGAATGCGACATTTGCGGGCGGGCGTGTCGGGCACGTACTTGGTCTCTCGATTCGGGCACTGTCCGGGCAGTCGTTGTACTTTCCATTGATGGTCTTGGCCTGGGCGACCGCAATTTTTGCAGGCGGGCATCATACAGCGAGGCGGGCATTCGGCTCCCACGGATTGATGGCCCAATCGAGGATGTGTTTGCCTAACTCTGCGTTCACAGCGTTTCTCTCTAGGAGAGGGATTCTGTTTGCTTTTTGATTCTTCCCCGACATCTTCCCAATGGAATCATTCGGCAATGCGAGGTCGGGGAATGGAAAGTTGGACCAGATGTAGTGTCTGCCTATCGTTGTTGGTCGGATGAGGGGTTCGTAGTATGCGATTACATTTTCTACTGCCCATTTCCCCTCGAAGAATTCACGCAGGAAGATTATTTCTTGATATAGGGCCATATCAGGAAACCGAAAAATGCCTTTTCCCTTCAGGAAGTAGTTAGTTCTGCTGTGTGTAGGACAGGGTGGAGAACTCCAAATGAAATCATAATCTTGGAAATGTTCTAAGAGATATCGGTGAGCGTCGGCTACGATCACCTTATCGTTCGGGAAAAAGTTTTGGTAGATGGCTGCAATTTGCGGATTTAGTTCGACCGCTGTTATCTGATGCTCGTTTCCCCACAGCTTCCTATTTCCTCCGATGCCAGCGTACAGGTTCAATATTTTCACGATCCTTTTCGCTTGAACGTACAGCCGCGCTTGGGAGAACGGCTGCACACTCAAACGCCCAAGCTAGTAATGACTCATTGTCTCATGCCCCGTCCCGCTGTCTACTCCCGCTCCCTGCGGAATCGTGGGCTGGTAAAAGGACACGGCTATCGGACGCGCCTCATGGACGGCGGGGAATAACGGACGCGCCTTGGCGTGTTCGTTATCGACACGATGTACATGAGGCGTGATCTTCAGGCATCGACGTCTGTCCAGGCTCGATGAGCAGAGGCGCCCGATAGGGAGCCTCCGAGCACTTTGTACACATGGTACAGGTATCAGGAACATCGTAGCACGGTTCACGTGTAACGCTTGGCGGGGCTGTCAGGAGGAGCACTGTCCGCCACGGTGGCGTCGGTGGTCTGCGTATGCAGCCACGACCTGATTAGGTTTGCGTCCTCGCCCCCGAGCTTTAGCGAAGAGGGGCGATGGGTATGGGGCAGTCCAGCCGGTAGGCGGTGTGCGGAGCGCAGGAAAGGACCATAGAGTCAAACGTAATCAGGTCGTGGCTGGATAGCCCGACGGCACCGTGGCGGAAATGTAGGAATTGCAGGCATTGTCAGCGTAGACACAGTTGTAGGTACAGTGAGTAGGACTGTGGGGTGGGGTGTAGGTAGGCACTGTGAAGGTGAAATGTGCGCGAGCGGCCGAAGCCGAAGGCCGAGACCGTAGGGCTCGGTTCACGAGGACGCGGTCCCCGAAGTGGGGCGCGCCGGCAGCGGACCGAATCGGATAAAGTAAAAGGATGACACCGTTCGAAATAGCCTTGGAAGCGGAGCTAAACACGGAGGTTCGCCGTTTCCATGATCAGTGGTTATTCAGGTGGTACGACATGACGTACGAAGGCGGCCTGACTGAGGTGGAGGATTTCAAGGGTGGCGTGATCCGGTACGGAGGCGTCACGTTCGGATATCAGCAGCAGGGTGTATACTGGCAAGCCATAGATTTGTATCTACGGCAGAAGGTTCACGCTGTATTTAAGCAGTGGGATATCGAGACGCGGAGTTACGCCCTAGCGACGCGGCGAGCATCGGTGGATGGTGCAGCTCGGATCCTCGGGTTGTTCGTGGCTGACGTGTTGGTGCGTTCGTTGGAGACTGACAAGCGGCTTCGGGGGGACGGGATGCCTTACGTTCCGCCAGCAGGTCATGCGCAAGGCGGCTCAGGGGCCGATATGGTTCGATTGTTGGAGGCCCATCGGGCGCTTGTCGATCAGGAGATAGAAGAGCAAAAGCGGAAGGCAAGCGGGTTGTGGAAATGGATTGAAACGTTCTACGCCGAGAACAAGGGATTGATTTGGTTCGGCGGGGCGCTAATTGCAGTCGTGAGCGCGGCCGTACACTTCTTCGTACGATAGAGGTTATCCCCATCCCCTTCATGTCCGCTTCAGGCGGCATGGTATATTGTGCACATGCAAAGGTTGAATGTAGAATGCTTAGTGTGCACGGCGGGCGCAAGCCCCGTTCAGTCTCGAACTGAAAGCCGCGCGCAACAAGCATTCAACCTGCCGGAGGAGCCGCTTCAGAAATGAGGCGGCTTTTTCGTTATCGCATTGCTCAGTGTCCCGAGAGGGTAGAGCCGTACAGGACGTTAAAAAAGGGGCGGCGATAAAGGGGTGAGCCATATACCGAGAAGGTCTCGCAGAAACCCGTCGTAGATCGAACACGCAGCGCGACGTTAAAGAGTGCCATCCCCAAAGGAGAAGCACCGGCCAGAGTTGGTTTATGTCCTACGTGAGTGAGCGCCCGAGAGAAAACGGATTTCGCGCCGCTAAATACAAATCCTGAACACGAGAGGATATGGGGCTCGCCATGCCCGAGAAGACGGTAAGATACGAGAGTGGATTTCAATACCGAACGTGAACGCCAGAACATTGCTTGCTTCGTTCTAGGAACGGTCGTTGGACTTTTTATATGGGCGCTGCACTCGCTTTTGATTTAGAGGGTTCACACCCACCGTCTCGTCCACTGGTCGAAAGTAAAAAAGTGTCAGCGGACGAGGCGCTAGGTACTACTTGCGAATGCCGGCGATGTTGACGCCGCCGAGGCGGTATCGGCCGATTGCCGTCATGACAGAACCGGTTGCGAGCGGGGCGAATTCGACAATTTTAGAGACGAGTTCGGTCGAACAAGCGTCAGAGATATGGAAGACTTGGACAAAGACGGTGCCGAGCACCGCTACCCAAATTCCCCCGAATGTAAGTGACATAAGAGTTAGGCCAAGAGATTTTTCACTGGCGTTTCGACCTTCACGCCTATCTGCTTGGCGACATGGAGAGCGTACAGCGTCGGATTATTGCCGTCGCTTGCGGGAGCGTAGTCTTCAAAGAATTGCGTGATGGTGCGGTCAGGATGCGCGATGATTTTTTCTGTGACGAGGTTCTTCAGATAGCGGAATCCCGTTTCGTAGTCTTTGAAGATGGCGAAGTTTTGCGGGTCGCGGCCGACGTAACCGTATGACGGGTCGTATCCAATGGATGAATAGCGGCAGTTGCCCGGATTGTTGTTACGATAATTCCTGTCGCCTGGTCCTCCTTCGTAGTCTCGGATAGCGGTGCAGAACGCCTCTAGGAGGTCAGCTTTGGGCGTCTGAGGTACAGGAGCGGGCTGAGGGGCTGGCGGGGCTACAGGAGGCGTATAGGCGGGTTTCTGAGTCTTCAAGAGACCGAGCCACATTTGCAAGACGGTTACGAGCCGTTGGAGCAATGAGACCTGTGTTTGATAGGTAGATGGTCGCAAGGCATAGCGTTTTATGAGGTCGGGCTTGTGGTCCCAGGCAATTTTCTTGTGCGTGGCGTCGTAGCTGTCGAAGACCTTCCAGAATTTCCCCTCTTCATATCCGTAGCAACAGACCCAGTGGTGGTCGCCACCGCTTGGTCCTCGGTGTATCCAGATCCCGTTGTCGTCAACGCCATTGTAATCGACGGTCATGCCGATGGGGGAATAGCGCAGCGCGTCCATCATGCTTGTCGGGTCGTTCGGCACCCAGTCGTGCAGGAAGTCGTAGGTCTCGATGAAGACGTGCGCTTTGTCCGTTACTGATTGCGGGATTGGCGCGTAATATTTCTCGTAGGTGTCGATGTCGTCGCTGAATGGCCAGACGTCTTCGGGGGGGCTCCCTACTTTTCGGAGCGCTTCTGCAACGGTGTGCGGTGAGTTGCCGTGTAGAGTCTCGGTGCCGCTGATGTTTGCGAGAAAGCGGTCGGAATAGTTGTCGGTTTTTCCGTTCAGTTTGCGATTGAGGATTTCGAGGCAGTTCAAGGTGCCGAACGTGCAGCAGGCGAACGTCTCGATGCCGCGCATGTTCTGTAGTTCGTCGTATGGAAGGTAGGCGTCCCACTGGCCGTCCGGCTGTACCGTAGGAGCGACGATTTGCAGGTCGCCGAAGATGTATTGCTCAGGAAGGATTTTATCTTTAATGAGGCCGTGGTTCATATTCCAAGAAATGAGAGGACTAATCCTGCCTTGTCGAAGCCGAGTCCGATGAGCAGGCCGAACATGAGAACGAGGGCGAGGATGATTTTGCGCACCTTGCCGTTCGTGTATTGGACTTGAGTTTTGATTTCGCCTTGTTCTGTTTCGATCCTTGAGAGGGAATCGCGCGTATCCCTGTCCGATGTGGACATGCGCAGTTCGAGAAGATTGCCAAGGTTCTTGATGTCGTTGCGGATGCTATCGCGGTATGTTTGTTCTTCGTTGGGCATAGAGTTGTGGTCACCACCAGAAAGCTAAGAAGAAAGGACCCGATGCTGCTGCGCTGGCGCTCGCAGTGGTAAGATTTACTGCTGCAACAGCATAAGAGCCGCTTACACTCGTCCAGTTTAGGGCCGTGGGAGAAACGACGCCATTCGAGTCTGCCAAGTCTCGACCGTCAACGTCGTGCGCTCTAGACGTTGTGTTCGTGCTTGCTGTCACGGCGCCGCTACCATTAGAGGCGATGCCGACGAGCCACGGTGATGAGCCAGAGCCCGTAAGTGCGACGGTTGGACTGCTTCCGGCGTTCGTATTATTGGTGGCGGTGGGGAGAGAGCTACACGCGGTCGTTTGGTCAACTCCTGAATAGGAAGTCGCCATGACATTGAACGTGTCGCCTGCGCTCATTCCGCTAAACGATGCCGCGAGTGTATTAGCTCCGCTTGCAGGGGCCAAAAGACACCACAAATATACTGCTTCGTGATTATTTGCCGTCGTGGAAGTGGCGAGGGAGCCAGCCTTAACGGAATTATAGGTAGCGCCGGTAAGGCTTCCGATAATGCCGGTATTATCGTCGGCCCAAATTCCAATGATAATTGCTCGGTTTGCACCAGAGCCGACTGTAAAAGAGCAGGAAATAGTCGAGGCACTGCTGGCGGGGGTGCAAGAAACTGCATTGTCGAAGGCAATTGCCGCAAATGCATTAAACGGGAGTGCGAAGATAAAAAGCGAGATAAGAAGGCGATATTTTCTCATATTATGTTTGTTTAGCGGTCACGGTGCATGTGACTGTCGTAGGTGAAGATGCGGGTGTACCGGCTTTGACGCCAACAACGTTCGGCGAAACGGGTGTGTTGTTCGACGTAAAGTTGGTTGTACCGACGGTTGTGGACGCGGGAATCATGGGGAGGACGAGAGTTGGCCCGCTGCCGTATTGGTACTGGATATTGAGTGTGCCGGCATCGGTTGCACATTGTGCCGCAGAGAACGTGAAGCCAATCGGCGCGATACCGAGCTGAAGCAGTGTCGTCGTTCCTGTCCAGGCGGTCGTAGTGGCGTAGGTGAAGGTGAGATAGCGTTTCCCGGTAACCGTATCTCCTCCCACGGAAAACGCGGTTGAGGAGGCATTCGGAATTGTGGTGAATTGGCTTGCGTTGAGAGTAAGGATCGTCCAAGCGGTTCCCGTCGAAGAAGTGGCGATGCCATAGACACCTGTCGTACCGTTCGAGACCAAAACGTTGCTCGAAGCAGGTTGCGAGGTGGTTGCGAGTCCGAGCCATGTGATCGCGCCGCCGCCAGTCAAGACGGCGTGTGCGGCACACAGAAGGGGCGCGGTGCAGGTTTCAGACGATGTTGCAACGCCATAGACACCGCTTGTTCCATTCGAGACGAGCAGGTTACTGGAAGAGAGTGAGGTCGTAGTAGCGAGACCGCTCCACGTTATTGCTCCACCACCAATAAGAACTCCATGTGCTGCACAAACGAGCGGAGCTGTACACGTCTCCGAAGATGTCGCTACACCGTAGACGCCACTCGTGCCATTCGACACAAGAATATTGCTCGAAGACGGCTGAGATGTGGTTGCAAGGCCAAGCCAGCTAATAGCGCCGCCGCCGACGAGCACTCCATGAGCTGCACAAAGTAGCGGAGCGGTGCAGGTTTCCGAAGAAGTAGCGACCCCATAAATTCCATTGGTGCCGTTTGACACGAGGATATTGCTTGATGACGGTTGGGAAGTCGTTGCAAGACCGCCCCATGAGAGCGTGCCGGTCGTGGTGAAGGTACCGCCAAGAATAGGCCAGGTCGAAGCAACGGAAGTAACCGTTCCGCTTCCCTTACTGTTGAAGGTTGTCCAATCGGTGGATGACAGGCAGCCGGTAGCGGAGCCGGTAGCGGTCGTGCATCCGATGGTGAGTCCGGTGCCGATGATGCTTTGGCCTGCCGTTACAGTGACGCCGCCAGAGCCGCTCACGGTGCTTGTTGCGACTGATCCGAGCGTTGATGGCGTGCCGTTGCCTGTCCAGTAGGCGAGACGGCCGACGGTTGGGACAGAGGAAGTCCCTATTGGTCCGGCCGTTATGAGCCCTGTGTTGAGGTTGGTTAGGGATGTGTTGACGTTCGTTCTGAACGTCCCGATTGTGTCATTGCTGTTGGTGAGGAGGACGGTCGCGGCGTTGACGAGGGTGATAGAGATGGCGAAGGCGACGACGCCGAGGATAATGCTAGGCCAGAAATATTTCATAGGTTAGTGTTTTGTGGCGTTGCTCCACACCTGGTCTGTTAATTGGTCAAATGTCACGTTGGCAAGTGTCCCACCTTCCATAAAAGCCGGGTCGTCAAATGTGCGGTCGCCCAGGTCTTGGTTGTCGTTCGTGTCGCCGACGAGCGGTTGATGGCCGTGCCGCAGATAGGTCATGTAAGAAGAGATATTCTTCGTTGCGCTGGAAAACGTCGAAGTGTGTTTCGTGCCGTTGGTGAATGATGTGGTCATGATGAAATTGTAGCACTACTTTTTCTTGGGCGAGTAGGTGTTGGTGACAAACCCAATTGCATCGGCAATTTCAGCTAGCACGGGATTTGCGGCATTTGGATTTGTCATGAGTTCTTGGACGTTGGTGATCGGAAGCGGAACAAGGAGATTGGTAAGCTCGCCGGCCACAGTCGGGTTATTACCGTTGTGGTCTTGGCCTTTGAGGATGTCGAGCAGGGTGCCGGCGAGGGGCGATGCTTTATTGGTGGCAAAATTACTTACAACATCCCATCCGGTCGTCGCGCCGAATTTCCCAGAATTGAGCGGCGTTATCTTGCCTGTGGTGCTGCTCTTCGATGACATGGTGGCGAGGCGAGCTGCGAGTGTAACGAGCGACGACATACCTCCGCTGACATCAAAACGGGTATCTCCTATGCGTATCTTACCGAAGTCTGCGCTTCGCGGGTCGAAGTCAACGCTGTTCGGATTAAGGGCTTTCGCTACTCCGAAAATAACCGCCATGCCTGCGGTCACTTTTAGTAGGTTCTTGGCGGCCTGCATGCGTGAGTAAGCGCTCATTTCGTCGGCGGCGTGTAGCGTCAGGAAGTCGAAAGATGCTTTGAGAGATTTAGGAGAGAAGAACAGTGTGTTCACCGTTTTTCCGACCTTCTCCAATGTTCCGAGCGATCCGCGGCCAGTGAGCGAATTCACTAATCGACCTAAGCTCTTGATGTTGAGGTCCTCGGTGAGGTCGTGGTTGTTGTTCCTTGCGATGTCAATTACTTGGTCTGCGATATCGGCTCGTAGGCGTATCGCCATGCCGTTGTAGGCAACTTCGCTGGCCTTATAGAGACGGCCAATGCCGGGTATTTTTTCTGGGAGAGCGGTCGGGTACGCTTCCTCAGTGTCGAGACCGACATCGAGTTTCATATTCTTGTAGGTGCCGTTCAGTGCGTTCGGTCGAGAGAAGATATCGGCTTTGATTGCGTTCATTACGGCGTTGTCGCTAGGCTTCGCGCCGAGTTGCTTGGCGATGTAGCCGAAAGATTGCAGGAAGTTCTTGGCCCAGAGCGTCGGATGGACGAACATTGCCTTGAAGCCTTGTCGGCCGCCGAAGCTGTTGTCGAACGATGCTTTTAGACCCTTCGCGACACCGGCTAATGTGGAAATGCTGTCTATGGCGGCTCTGCGTGGATTGGTCTTAGCGCTGGTGAGGGTGTCTTTAAATGTGGAAGCATTGGAAAGCTTCAGTTCATGGACATAGTTCTGAAGAGCGACGTATTTTGCTCCGTATTCCAGGCGTGATGGGCTGCCTACGGGGTCTGTCGGGTTAATTGCGGTCTTGGTATCGGCTACCTTCTTGGAGAGAGCGGCGATGGTTTGCGCCTCTTCGAATGATATTTCTGTGCCAAGCTTCTTGGCGGCGAGATCTTCAAGGAAGGAATGTTGGTCTGTGGCGTCCAGTACCTTGTCCATTTTCTGAATGCGGGAAATCATATCAGCGCGGACAGTCTCGCTGATGCCGCTGACTTTCTTCGCCCAGGCTACCATGCCTCGCTTCTGGTCTTTGAGGAGAAGCTTGCTTTCGAGGAGCGCGTTCACCTCCTTCGCGTCGGCTTCTCCCACAACATCTTTGAAGAAGGTACGGCGCTCTTCGGAAGACATCTCAATGAGTTTTGCGGGGTCGATGGTGCCGTCTTTGAGGGCGGTAAGGAATTTGTTGGCAAACTCTTTTGGTAGACAGAATCCCATATCAGTAGGCGCATTGCACTTCCTTGATAAATTCTTCCCATGTTACGCGCTTCGATGCGTTGGATTTAATTTCCTTCTTGATGTCGTCGGTGATGCTCTTGGTGGCTTTCTGGAGACCGCCCCTTTTCTCGATGGCAGCTTCTCGGGCGGATTTAATTTCTCGGTATTTGGCGGTGATGCTATCGGGCACTCGCTCGGCCATGAGCCGCATTTCTTGAGCTGCGGCGGAGCCTTCCGAGACAAGCGGTGAGTTCGCAAGTTCATAGGCCATTTCGGGATTGGGGTTGGCCTTGATGTGCTCTTCCATCGCTGTGATGAGCGCCGTGCCGCGTAATCCTTCGGGGAGCGGCTGTTCTCCTCGCACAACGGCGCGAGCCGTGTCTATGTTATCGTTGATGAGGGATGTCGCTTTCTGTGCTTGGTCCTTAACGGTGATGGTGTCATAGCCAGCGGTCTTATCGAAGCCCTGAGTGAGTTTCGCTTCAACAGCCTTCGCTTCAATGCTTTTACCTATCCGGCTCGTGCCCGGCTCGACCTGAAGGGGTTTGGGTGGCGGTTCTTGTGCGCGTGCCGTAGTCGCTTGAACTGGTCGTGCGGTAGGCTCCTGTACGGCGTTTGGGGATGCGGTCGTGGGCTTGATTGGCTCGATAGTGAAGTCGCCAGGGACCTTTCGGACTGGCGGGGCTTCAGCTTGGATGACAGGCTCGGCCGTCTTCGGCTTCGCGCCCATTTGAATGACGGGCAGTTGGTTCTCGGGCGTGTATGGTTCGTAGGCGGTCGGTGGCTGGTTGTCTTCGGTTGGTCGCGCCGCTTCGTTAGCTGCAAGAACGGGCGTTGTTTCTGCCGCCGTTGCTCGTATGGGTTCGGATGGATAGGTCGGCAGCGACTTGGGGTTGATTTTGGCAAGTTCGGATTTGATGAACGCGGCCCGCGCTTCGGAGTGCAATTCGTTGGCGCGCTCGGCGATGTCGTACGCGCGTGATGCTTGGAGGTTCGGCATTTGGTCTTGGACGGATTTGGCAAGCTGGTGGACGGTTGGTGCGGGTTGTTCGGCAGGCGCGTTCTTCTGAGCTTCGATAGCCGCTTTGATGGCTGGGTCGTTCGACAGCTCGGTCATGATGGCTTTAGAGTTGTCTGCGATTTTGGCGATGGCTGTTTTTCCAAGGTCTCCCGCTGCTTTGCCTGCAACCATTTGAGCGACGAGGGCGGCTGTGTCATGAACGGCGGGGGTGATGGTGTCTTTAGTCGCTTGGGAAATAGGCAGTTGGTTGACCAGCTCGGCGGCTCCTGCCCCTGCCCCGTTGCCGATGGCGCCGAATATCTTATTCAGTCCGTCAATCGCGTTTCCGAGGACGGGTACGGTAGCGTAGCCCTGAAGCGGTGAGAGGAGGATGCCGAACACGCTGTTGACGGTGCCGACGACTGCTTCTGCGGTCGCAGCGCCTTTTTGGAGGGCGTTGGTGTGAGCGTCGGTAATGATGTTGAGTTGCTTGGAGAGATTATCAACGCCTTGGTGTAGGGCGCTCTCAGCAGCGTTTTGCGTCCCGCCACCGATGCCTTCAACGAAGTCGGTTGTCTTCGGAGCTGAAGGCGTGTTTTGAAATCCAGAGACCGCTCCTGCGACTTCAGCCTTGCCCACAGAAACGGCTTTTTGAATTGGATTGAGTAGCGCTGGGTTGGCTTGGTCGTAGAGACTCGGCGCGTAGTTAGTAGGCGGCAATACAAATTGTTTCGCGGCGTTGATGGTGTTGGATATAGCGCCGCCGATTTTGGAAATAAGTGAGGGCGTTGAGGGACTGGATGCGGCTGCGGGAGTGCTGCCCAGTGGAGTGAAGCTGGGCGATGGTTTCGCGGATTGTAATGCTGTGAAGGCCATTAGAGTAGCGTGTATGTTTTGGTGTTGTATTCAGTGAGGTCGATATATCCGACTTGGCCGGTCGCGTTATCGACGACCCCGACCTTCCCGCTTGGAATTTTTGCTAATGCGTCGGGGTAGCTGATACCGGCTCGCGTGAGAGCGACGTTGACGAACATTGCGTTGCTCATCGTGCCCTTAGATGAGTCGGATGAGCTGGGTGAGCTAGGTTTTGCGGGTGTGGGCGAAGATACAATGACGTTTCCGTTTGCGTCGAAGCGGGTATTTCCGATTGTGAAGCCTCCACTGGTTTGCTCTTTGTACCAATTCTTTTGAACGCCATGGGTGTCGGTGGTGGTGACCGGTGTCACGCCAGCGATCGGCGTGCTTGAATATCCGGCTGCTGCCATTTTGTTCGCGTTGTCCGAAAGTTCTGTTGCATATCCATAGGTGGCAAGTTTCGCATTTATCTGTGCCGGGGAGTCGGTGAGCGATACGCCGGCGCGATTGAACGCGTCGGCGGTGGTCGGGTCGAGCATCGCTTTGGAGATGGCGTCGACGTTCGTCTGAACGGTTTTAATCGTATCTTGTTGCTGTTGGATTTGTGCGTCGATGTAGGTTTTCTGGTCGCTAGTAAGCGATGTGATCTTCGATTTACTCGCATCGATGATGGAGTTGTAGTAGTCGATCTGGTCCTTGGCGATGGAAGTAATGGCATCGGTCGAGGATCTGAGTTGGGCTTGCGCAGCCGATATTTGTCCGTCCCGTGCGCTGAGAAGGGAGTTGATGATACCGGCACGGGCGGCTACGTCGGTCATCGTTTGGGATATACGCGGGGACATTATTGATGAAAGGCCGGTGGTCGCTTTCATCTGCTCGATGACTTGATTCCCTGTTGTGAGCAGGCCGTCCATTTCGTTGATGAGGGCTTGTTTGGCATCGTACTGGTCTTGGAATTGTTTTTGTTCGGTTGCGAGTGCGGCTTGTTTGTCGGTCGTCTCTTTAGAGACAACGCTGGATTCGGAATTAGTTGCATCCGCTTGCTGTTTGTTAAGGGCGTCAATCTGCGATTGGTAGCCTGATATTTTGCTCTGGTAGCTCGCGTCGAGAGTCGCTTTGAGTGATGCAAGTTGCGTCGTGAGCGAGGTGGTGTATTGGGTCGCATCTGCCGCGGCGTTGCCTGTTGGAGGCGTGTAGGTGCCGCCGGATGAAGTTGGCGGGGTGAGCGTGGATGGGATGCTCGTCGGTTGGGGGGCTGCTGTGGCTGTATTTGTAACTCCAGATGGAGACGTTGTTCCCGGAGCGGGAAGGTTAGAGTTACCCGATGCGATACGAGCGTTGTATTGGGCGATACTCTCGCCGGGATGGAGGGTGTAATCGACGGCGGGTTGGGCTGCGGGTGGAGCGCCGCCGTTGTTCGGCAATGCTGTCGCGCCAGTTGCTGCGGTAGCTGCCGGTCCCGTAAGAGCGGGCTGTACGCCGGGCTGAACGCCAGGGCCGAGCGCATTTTGGGTAGTATTGATAGCTACGCTTGTGCTGGCAGCCGGACCGATAGGCGCGGCAAAGAATGAATTGGGGTCGGTACCCGCGTTCTGGAATTGATACCCACCCGTTCCGTAAATCTTACCGGGTGCAACGCCATTTACATAGGTCATGTTCTTATTCTGAATGTAACCGCCGTAGTCAAAGGTCGGGAGGGAGTTGAAATCAATCCCGTAATCGGACTTCAGTTTCGCTACGGCGGCTGACGCTTGTCCGCCTGCGTTACCGTTGGCAGTGCCACCGCCGAATGCGTTGAGTAGGTCAAAGGATTTTCCGTTGGTGAGGTCGAACAATTGCGTACCGAAATCGCCTTGCATTCGGTACAGGCCGGCGGTTGGGACGTTTACAGTCGATGCGGTGGGATTGAGGCGTGCTGCGAGTTGTTCGGCGGTGGGATTCATGGCGTTATATTATCATGCTAATTATCGGCGACGCCGATGTTGCTTCTGATCTTGGTGCCTGTGCCCGAATCGGTGACGTTGCCTGCGGTGTTCGTCCCGAGAAAGTTCATGCCGATGATGTTGTTGTCGCACGTCGATGCGGCGATGTTGATGCCCCATCCGGTGTTGTCGTGAATTTGCAGGCCATTGATGGAGCATTGGTCGGTCGTTGCGGTGAGCTTGATGGCATCCGAACTGCTGTTCTTGATAACGCCGCTGGTGATGCCGATGTCGGTGTTACCTGAGACGAAATTGATGCCCTTCCCGGTCGTCTGTTGGATGCTGAAGTCGAGCACGTCGTTATTGGATGAGTCTTGGAAGGAGAGCGCGTCGCCCGTGTTGTTCTGGAAGGAGAACACATCGATGCACCAATTGCGGATGTTGACACAGATGAGGCCGCCGCCACTCGTCGAGTTGAGAACGTTGTTGTTGAAGAACGTCCCGAAGAAGAAATTGTTGAACGTCATGCCCGTGCCACACGAATCGCACGCGGAGTTAAATATGTTGATGAAGCTGGAATCGTCGCCGTCGAGACCGATGAGGCCGTTGTAATAAACGATGTCGTCGGTGTTGAGGACGTTGACGTAGCGCGCTTTGAGGAGTGCAGCTGTTGAGTTCTGAAGCGTGAGGCCGTTGATGGTGACGGAATCGACGGTCGTGACGATGGTGTAGGTTGCTCCGGAGAGCGTTGTGCCGAGATACGCTGAGCCGATGGTGAGGTGAGTGCCGTCTGCTACCGCTGTGATTTCATACCAGAAGTCTTCGAGGAGAATGGACTGTCCTATCATCGCAGCGGTCCAGGTGGTCCCCGTTCCTACTACTCCCGTTCCGTCATTCGAGATTGCCACACTGCCGGTTGCATATGCACTTGAACCGACGACGCTGAATTGCGCGGCCGTGTTGCTGAAGTCGATGACGCTGAGAGAAGACCCTGCGCCGGCAATCTTTATGTTCGATGGAATGTTAATCGTCGTCGTGAGGACATAAATGCCGGGGTTCATCGAAAGGATGCCGCCGCCCGCGTTGCTGAGGTTTTTGATAGCTGTCTGAATGTCGTCGCCAGGGCTGACGGTGACCGTCCTATTCGCAACGGTCGTGCGTTGGGGAAGCTGGGAGGCGTCCGGCGCAATAGAGGTGCCGGTGTTGCTGTCGGAATAGATCGGTGGAAGGGTTACTTCCTGTTCAAAGGTCTGGATTGGGAAATGCGGCGTGATATCCATACTTATTTTTCAACGTAGTGCCCCTCTACGATGATCTCGCGTATTGCCGCGTCATTCGATGCAGAACCATTCGCCCAATTGAGAAAAATGCGGAAGTCTTCACGCGAGAGGAAGCCGAGTTGCGAGAAAACGTGTCGGCGTTTGCCTGTTCCGGTGATTTGTTGCGTAGCGCTTGAAGCCGAAGCCTGATCGCCCTCTAAAATGAGGTCGCAGCGCGCCGAGGCTCCTAACGTCTTGGTCAAAACGATGATTTGGTCGATGTAGCCGAGCATTCGTGCCGAAATGATAGGGAGGACAATACTGCGCCACGTTGCGGCGGTAGTGTATCCGCTGAATTGGGCGAGTTTAAAGCTCGTTGACTGAGTTGAGGCGACCATTGGGGTGCCGAAGGGCGCTGCGAGCGCTCCTACGGTCGTATAACCGCCAGTGGCGAGGTGGGATATCTGCACGGGAAGCTGCGGAATGACCGCTCCGCACGAATAAATGAGTCCGTTTGATATGAAAGCGATGGTGCTGTTGTAGAGGGTCTTCTGAGCGAAGGTGGGAAGCGTGCCGGTGAAGTAGCGGAGCGGGATGAGCTGGCGTCCCTTGACGTATCCGATGGCAAAGCCGCCCGTGGAGGAGAGGTCTTGGTACGCGACATAGACGATGCCGTTGACCGGGTAGATGAAACCGATCTTCTGACGGCCGACTGCCACTTCATCTGAGAGGATCGCGCTAATAGCGCCTCCGTCGTAGAGGTAGATTTGTGCGCTCGATCTGTTCGTTCCAGTTATTACGCCTGAATTGATCGCTATCCACCACTGGTTGGCATGGAATGCCACGTCGGCGCATTGCGTGTCCGCTCCGAAGTCCAGTTTCGTAGGAGAGAGGACCAATCCGGTTGAAACGAACGTGCCGACGTAGCGGCCATTCCCGAAGAGCATGATGTCTTGTTTGGTGGCGATGGGGTGTGGCGCGTTCTGGAGCGCTGCGGCGCCGATCGGTACCGCAGAAAAGTAAGCATCGGTGAAGCTGGATGCCAGGTCATACATGCCGCAGTCGGCTCCGCTCGCTTTGTTATAGAAATAGTAGAGCGCGCCTTGGAATAGAGCGGCGGATGAGCCTGCGGTTGCTCCGGTGATTGCGTGCGGCCATGCACCTGTGTTGGTTACGGCTGAGGGAGTTATCTTGTGCAGCTTGGTTGCTGCGATGCCGTAGGTCACTCCGTCCGTGACGGGCTTATCAAGGATGAAATTGATGAGTTCGCCGACAGCTCCGCTTTCGTCGCCTGCTGTGAGTGTCGCAAGTCCCGGTCCCTGGGTGAGGAGGCCGGGCTTGGAGATGATGTCCACATTTGCCGCAGCGCTGTAATGCCCCGTTTGTCCTATCTGTGTGAGAGAGTCGAGGTGCGCTAACGGGGCCGCTCCATCATTGAAGTTGGAGAATTTGAGGGTGAACGTGTTGTCCTTAGAAGCCATGCGGGTTTGATGAAATGCCGTCGGTGAGACCACGCTCGCCGTAGTCCTCGCGTTTGAAGGTTATGGACGGCTGCTGGTCGGCATTACGGTTGCTGTAGAAGGTCGTCAACTCATCCTCCATTGCGGTGATTTTGGCTTGGATCATAGCAACACGGGTATTGAGCGAATTCACCTCGCAATAATTGAGGGCAGCGCCGAGCGAGACGAGGCGATGGAATTGCGTGGCAAAGCCGGGCGTCTTGGTGGTGTCTCCGTTGTCGAAGTAACTTGCGCCTCTTTGGAATTGCAGCTCAAGGCCGCTCGTCGATGAATATGAGGGTGTGGGGTACAGAAAGATGGAACTGCCGAGCGGGTCGTATGAGTCGGGCGTGCCGGCAGATGCGTCAAGCTGTCCGTCATTGAGGCTCTTCCGGCTGACAGGATTAAGAATTGTCCAATTGCCGTTCGGGTCTTTGATGCGGACGCGCCGTATTTTGAGTTGGGTGACCGCGATGCTGTAGTCCTGCTGGTTCGCCACAAGGTTCGTGGTAGCGATCGGAAGGTCGGTGTTGTTGGTGTCGTCGAACTCCCATTGAGCGTCTGATTTGAGAATGAGGGCTATAACCCGGTCGAGGACAAGGTTCGCGTTCCGAGTGAATGCCTTGATAGGGTACGAGGTCGTGTCTGACGTTTCGTCCAAACCGCAGAGGTAGAGAGCGTCGCTGTAGAGGTCCAAGCCGTTCGCTTCGCCATTGAACTGCATATCTATTGTGAGAAGGCGCTTGTCGTTATCGTCGTTGAAGCAAACCCGTATGTGGTCACTGCGCCACAGCCATAGAGTGCGTTGTCGTAGGCGACGGTTGTGCTGCCGCTTTGTAGGTGTCCGACCGTTCCTGTTGGTGTGACGGAGGAGCTGAAGGAAAGCATGACGGCTTGGGCAAACGTGGTGACGATCCTCGTTGTGCAGGCGGAATTGGCCGAGAATATCGTAGTAACGGCCTGCGGCCCGACGCTGATGGTCGAGGAGGTAGCGATTTTTGGAACGATGCCCTGCGTGATGACGTTGCCGATGTTTGCCACCGGAGGACTGAAAGCGAGATAGAGCGCACCGATGGCGATGACAGTAGCGACTCCGAGGATGAATTTGTACATATGGGATTGTGATTTGGTAATGAGGTCGTTGCCTCACTCCCCTGCACCATTGCTGATGCAGAGAATGAGGCTGCGATTACGGACACGTGCCGTAGGACACAACCGGGATGACGCCAGAGCCGTTCGTCGGCGCTGTCGTCGAAGCTGTGAAGTACAGTTTCAACGCTGTGGCGGTGCTGGTCGCATAGGACTGATAGCAGCCGTTCACGAGCGTTGAAGTAGCCGTGTTCGAGGTGGTATTGGTAATACCCTTGAATGTTGCAGCGGCGGTGCTGGTAATCACGCCGACATTCGAGACGCTGAATTGGTCGCGCTGGCCTCCCGCGAGTCCCTGTAAGAAGGATTCGGTTTGGAAGTGAGCTTGGCCGGTCGAGGCTCCGAATATCTGCGTTTTCGTCGATGCAACGAAGAAGATGACGAGTGTAACAGCTACCAATACACCCGCGACTATTTTTGAGTTCATAGTGTTTGGTATTGATTAGCTGTTATACCCAGTCCGAAGTTCCTGCGTTGATCTTGACGCGCACCATCTGGCGAGCGCCGTCCGCGTAGGTCTTCTTACCGAAACCGAGGAGCGATTTGACGTTGTCTGCGAACTGTTTGTTGTCGCGGATAACTTCGATCTTCGGCGGGATCTGCACGATGATGTCGATGCTGCCTTGAACGAGAAACAGCGAGTCCTGGCGCTGAGCGCTCCAGACGTTGGCTGCTGCGGTCATGGACTGCGAAACGACGATGTCGCCGTAGCCCGAGAGAGTAATCTTGGTGCTCACGTCGTCAACCGCCGAGATGCGGCGTTTGTCGCGGAGCAAGAAGATGTTTTCTGCACTGAGGGCCACGAAGCCGGCGTCAGTTGCCGAAGTAACCGACGTGTCTACCGCGTTCAAAGCTGCTGCGAACGTAGCGCGTGTGTGCGCGGCGTCCGAACAGATGTGAACGTTTCCTGCGGTCGTACCGAGGGTCGTCTTGAACGTGAAGACAACGCCCGCGATGGTGACGGTGTCGCCGTCGGTCGGGTTGGTCGTGAGCGTAAAGACAGCCGAGTACGGCAGGTTGTTGCTGTACATGATGTCCCAGCCGAACAGAGGAGCGCCGACGAAGCCGCGGGCATTCACTGCGTCCGCGAGCGGAGAGCCGGGGCGTCCTGCTTGCTGGAGCTTCAATTGGCCGAGGAAGTGACCGCCGACTACGGCGATGCGTCCTGCCTTCGGCGCGTCGATAGCGTCGAGCTTGGTGTCGGCAGCAACGAAGAACTGCGGCACGGTGTTCGTGTTGACAGTCGCGTTGTTGCCTGCGGTGCCGCCGACATTTCCATCGTCGAGCGTCCAGGATGAGTTGGTAACTTCCGCGAGAACGGCCTGTTCGATGCGGTTGTTGTGGTCGTGCATCATCTTGTTCGAGATGTTGGTCCCGAGTTCGATGATGGATTGGGCGCGTTCCGTGTCGTCGATGACGACGCGGGATGCGAGCCACGTAGCGATAGAGAGAGATTCGTTAGAACCCGTGACGGCGACGGAAGTGATGTCCGAACCCGGCGTGTACGTAGACGACGAGGGGTAGGAAACGATCACCCGTTTCACCGTGTCGCCCTCTCCGGCGACAAGATTCCTCAGGGTCGTGTTGGCGATAGCGATCGCTTTGTTCTCGACGAACAACGAACGCTGCGCTTCACGCGCCCAAAAGGTCGGGTTAAGAGATGATAATGAGTTTGCGATAAGCCTATTGTGTCAATAGGCAAGAGGGTCAGTTACCCGCTTTTTTCAACGCTTCTTTGTAGGCATCCCACTCCTTGCGTCCTTCTTCGGTGGACATGTCTACATCGGGCGGTGAGTCAATTGTGTAATTTTTCTTGCCGCTTGAACGATTAGTCCTGCTAATTGCGGCGTCGTCTGCTTGTTGCGTCTTTTCGTAGTCCGCGATTTGGGCTGCGATGTGGGGCGCGCGGGCAGCTTGCTTGACGGTGATCCCTTTGAAACGTGCCCAGTCGCCGATTTCCTTTCTGAGTTCGTCAGAAACGGACATTTCTTCGAGGTCGCGTTGCGCCAGTCTTTCATCAAGCCGTTTGTCGATGTCTTCGGGAGGAACAGTTTTGTTCTCCACTGGAGGGGTAGCGGTCACTTTAGGCTTGGTAGCCTCGGTGCGCCACTTGACCTTCTGCTTTGTGAGAGACGCCTTGGTCTGATGTGCAGACACGCGTTCACTGGTCAGTTTGTCAATGCGTTCTGCGTCCGCCACTTCATCGAAGCCGTATTCTGATATGACGTTCGCGCGCACTTCCTCCGTTTTGGCCTCTTGCAAGGCGTCTTGTTCAGCTTTGAGTTCGTCGGCGCTGACTGCCGTGTTATTTTCTGGGTCCATATTGTTTGGATTAATTTGCCTGTTATCGGCGAGTTTTTTAATAGGAAAACCGACTGCTTGGTGGCAATCGGTTGAAACTCTAAAGAAGGAGACCATCACGAAACCTCCCTTAGAGCCTCGGCCGAGTGCCCCAAGATGTGATGGTTTTCGCGCTATTGAAATATCAATGAACGGTGCTTCCGGGCGTGTGATCGGAAAATTCCTTCGCTAGTTCTGCGAAGTTCTCGCCATGGTCCGCAAGAGTGTATGACCGGATGTGCCCGCCAGTAGCGCTATGGACAGCAGCTGAAGTTACATCGGCCTTTGCCGCTGCCTTCTCTGCGTCCTTCGCGGCCTTTGCCGCTGCCTTCTCGTCTGGTGTTGAAACCATAGAATTATGTGTAATTGCTAATGCGGCAACTATACCACGTATTCCGAGGCGCTAATGCCGCCTGTGGATTGCGCGGTATTCAAGAGCGGGTCGAGCATCTTCTTGATTTTTTCGTATGCGCGCAGTCGCGCTGTCGTCTCGTATGCGCGCTCGGTGAACGTAAGAGAGGCGAGGCCGTCTAAATTATTCAGTTCTTGAGCCACAGAATGGAGATGTGCGACAAGCTGCTGCACCTCGGGGACGGTCTCCGTCAACTTCTGTGCAACTTTTGGGTCGAGCATGGTGGTTATTGTACTACGACTTCTCCGGTCGAGAGGTTGATGGAGCACTTGGTGTCCTGTGGAAATCCGCACTCCACGAGCTTCTGCGATATCCAAAGGTTTTTCGCGTTATTAAGTAGTGCTGCAATGGCGGTTGTCTGTTCTGCAACCTTCTGCCCGTCAGGGACGAGTGCGGTGTTGGCGGCGATCTGTGCGGCCTCGAACTTGCGGGCATTCACGATGCGGTTCATTTCCAGCACTTCCATTGTCTCTTCGGGTGTGAAATTGCGCTTGGTCATGCTTGGCATTTGAGGATTGCTATCACTTCGCGCATGGAAGCAATTTTTAAGTCGATCTCCTCGTGCTTGGAGCGTTCTACAAGTGCCTGAAGGCGCGTGGTGAGTCCATTTTCGAGTGCGTCAATCTTGTCCTTTTCGATGGGATTGAGGAGGCGCTGGTGGAGTTCAATGACGTTTACAAGCCCGTTGAGGACGGATTGCTTGTAGGCGAGTGTGTCTGTTCCTTTCGTTTTCATAATCCAGTGTCGGCTACCTTCTCCTCTCTCCGTTTCTCTCTGTCATGTTTCCGTTTGGCCTTTTCGCGTTCCTCGGGGTCACTCAGCGTCTTGAACATACGCAGCCAGTCTTCCGTCGATTCGGTGGTGTTCATTGTGCTTTAGCGAGTTGCCGTGTCGCGCGGTGGACGACGTGAGCGGGATTAGGCTTCGGTGTCGGTTGAGGTGGCGGTTGTTCGCCTGGCTGTCCCTGACCTTGCTCTTGTCCGTCCTGCGGCATCATTTGCTGCGGCGGCATCTTTGGAAGGGAAGCAACGTCTATTCCCTTCTTCGCCATTGCCATCTCGATCATGGCACTGCGGCGGACGGGGTCTTGTTCAAGGCCGATGAAGGTGGAGAATGTTTGCAGGTCTTGCGGGAGCGTAGAGTTCTCTCCCGTGATGTCGATGGAAACGCTCGGCAAGAAGTCGTCAAAAATGTCTCTGATGCCCTTCATGAGAAGGTGCGGACGCTTCTGTAGCTCTTCGAGCTTTTGTTGCTTTAGCATTTGCGCGATCTCAGGTCCGTGCGGACCAATTGCGAGCAAATTATCGAGATACCAGTCCTCAACGATCATGTTGTTGAGCCGGTCCATGATCGAGGCATCGCCCACAAGCCGGATGATGTCCTTCGCTTTCAGGTCTTTTACCTGTTCGGGTACGATCCACTCCTCGAATATCTCGGTGAACGGGATCGCAAGCTTCTGGCGGATGTAATCGAAAAGCTTGTTGGAGTTCTGATTGAGAAGTGCGGCGACTTGGAATGGCATACGTTGCGGCAGTCCCTCGCCTGTGACGATCGGTGAAGAATTGGCAAGGTCGTTCATGTGCTGCTGTACCTGATTCCACTCTTCGACAAGCTGGCTGAAGCCGTGGAATATCATGTCAACCTGTTTGAGGTCTTTGGCTTTGATGATGTCACCGCTCGTGAGGTCGCCATTGACGTTCTGGATGATGAGCCTGTCATCTGAGGCCAAGACGATTTTAGATGCGTACTCAAGTCCGCGTGCTATCTGGTTGCCGATCTGATTGAGGCGTACTTGGTCGTCGAAGAGCAGTTCGTACATTCCCTCGCGCCACCATGTTCCTCTGTAGCGGGAGCGGTGAAATTCCTTGTAGATATCTTCGTTGGTCTTGCCCTTCATCTCCTCGGCGAAGACGATGAACTCGATTTTTACACCAGCAGCCGTGCCTTCCGTGCCGGCTGCGATGATTTTGGCGAATGTGTATTTTTCTTCGTCACCGTCGGCGGGGGTCTCGCCCTTCACCTCTTTCAAGTCTTTGACGCACACCTCGCCGTTGCGTTCGTAGATATCGTAGTAGGGAACGGTCGTATCCTTGGCGACGGATGAAATCTCTGTTTTGAATGTATCGCTCTTGCACTGTTCCAAAACCTCCTTGACGTTATCCCACTTCCCCGTTCGTTCACGTAGATCGGACTGGGAGAATTGATGCCGCTCGATAACGGGCGTTTCGCACAACTCCCGTGCGGTCTGGTTGATGACATAGAAGTTCTTGAGGTCAACCCGCTCGTAGGTCTTCTTAACTTTCTTCCAAACGATGTTTCCCCAGCCGGAGCCTTCCTCGATGGCGGAGTTAATCTCATCCGCCTGCCCTGTCTCGCGTAAGTATTCCTTGAGTTTGAGGTTTGAGATGAGTACCGGGAGGTCGTCCTTCTGCGGCGCGGTTTGCCGATCGGAATAAATCTTGATGTCCTTCGTGTCGAAGTCGATGTTCTTCACTTCGTTGACGATGCGAGAATAGATGCCGTCGTACCAGAACTTGTAATTGCCCTGGCTGTCGAACTTGCCTGTTGGGTAGGTGTGTGTCTCGAAGAGCGAGATGCGGCGCACGAGTTTGTGCTGCGAGTAGTCGTAGGTCTGGCCGACATTCACCACCTCTGTGTGGTACTGGCGTATCTCTTTTTCTATTTGCGTCTTGAGACCTGAGGCGGTGTTGTCGATTGACATAAATTATGTAATTGGCGGTTTTTCACATTTCCAAGAATACCACCATCCGGTAGCAGACTTGAACTGTTGGAGAATCATGCAATAACCGCCGCAGATATAGCATTTGCGATGAACGATGATTTCTCCTCCCGGTTGGCATAGGCTCCGCAATTATAGCACCTCAAAAGCTGTCAAGGTCATAGGCCGGTGTCACTGCGTACAGCCGAGGAGTTGTCCCGGCGCGCCAGTCTGAGTTGAAGTTCCTTGCGCGCATCAGCCTCAGGGTCGGCATCCGCCTTGACCATTTCAGTCAGGAAATATCTTGCTGCCGACATGAGGTGATTGGGACAATTTGGATCCTCAGTACCAAGGTGGGTGTCCTCCTCGACGGCATCCTTGTTTCGCTTCCACGCATAGTTCTCATATTCATATTTCAGATTCTTGCCTGTTGCGGTGTACGAGATAGGAAGCGCCTGCACATGCTTGATGCCGAAATTGATGCTGTCCTTCCCCTTCTCGCATGGGATGATGTGAACGCCGAGCACCTTCAGCTCCTCAATGCTTTTTGGCTCCGCGCTGTCTGCGACGATAGTAGAGGTTGGAAGAAGCTTGATGTTAGTTGCAAGGGCATCGTTCGTGAGACGGGTGGCGTAAAGCTTCTCATCAAGGATATAGCCGCCATTGTGGTAAAACACATCGACAAGAGCGGCCGGGTCCGGGTCAAAACCGAAGTCGAGGCCGCGCCCGAGCAGACGCGCTTCATGCGGAACGGCTGGAATCTCGCGCCAGCCTGAATAAATACGCCCCATGACGACCTCGGGGCAGAGGCCGCGTATCATCTGCCAGTAGTACGCTCGCTTCGTAGCTTGATAGCCTTCATAGCGCTCGTGAACGGCGTCGGCCAGGTATGGGTTGTCGGCATGGGTCGAGAAGATGAACTCGACATCCTTCGCGGCTTCGGGCTTTAGTTCGATGCGATAAAACCCGTTCGCTTCGCTCGGGGTGACATTGAACCACCGTTTGATGATCCAGTGGCTTTTAGGCGGCGTGTTCAACGAGAGATGTATTTGAGAGCCTTCGGCGCGCAACGAGTCGTCGAGCTGGCGAAATTCGTCCTCGCCGATTTCCTCGGCCTCTTCGATAAATGCATCGGTGTAGTTCGCAAGTGATTTGAGTTTAGCCGTTCGGTCGGAAGAAGATTTCTTGAATCCATGTGCATGCACGCTGTTATGAGCATGCTCCATTTCCATCGTGCTGTCTGCAATACGGAGCGTCGGTCCTATCTCCCAATCCCGCACGCGGTCGGTAAGTTCTTGCCATATCGAATGGCGGATGTCGGTATGGACGGCGCGCATGATAGCGGCTCTGAACGGCCGCTTATTCTGCACGAGTTTGGCCGTGACCTTCTGCGATGTTTCGTAGGAGCGGCCAGCTCCACGTCCGCCCATGACGATGATGTAGCGCTTTTGTGATTCCCAGAGCGGGCGATAAATACTGTTCGCTTCGATCTTCACTTTCATTTCTTGAAGGTGATTTCGATGGCCTTTATTTCCATCGGCCCGCCTTCGGGGCCGGTGAGAGGCTGCGGCGCTTTACCGAAGAGATGATCGCCAAGCCAAACAGCTAGGCGCATGTCGCCCATGTAGGAATCAAGGATGAACTCGACGAATTGGTTGCGGTCTTTTTCACTCACGTAGTCGCGGAATTGAGGGACGGTCTTAGTCCCCTTCGGTCGTCCTGCTCCCGGTCGTGCGCCGCCTTTAGCCATAGAAAAGATTGAAAAATATTCAGGTTATCGCTTTGATTGTACCACTAATTTGAGGGGATGGAGGTCGGAACTATCCACCCGGACAATTCCGGCTGCAGTAGCCGCTCGGATTGCTCCATCCAAGACTGATGTTGTAGCTAATGCATCCGTTGTAGTCACTGAACTTTGTGGCTCCAGGGCATTTTGACGTCGACGTGCGTTTGACAGCTTTGGTAGATTTTGCAGACGTGTTCTGCGCTTCGGCCAAGGTTGCTCCTATTGATATGGTCACCGCAATCGCGACGGATAGAACAAGTATTGTGCGTAGCATTTGCATTCTCCACTGGTTAAGTGAGTTTCATAGTCCTGCCGTCTGCACGTCATTGATGCTGCGTGCGACAATATACATCCCGCCGTTCAAGACAATATCCCGGCCAAGTTCCTCCTGTTCCGGCGATAATCGTCCTACCTCGCTCTTGACCTCGATGCCGTAGAACTTCCCGCCCTTGATGAGACAGATATCCGGCCAGCCCTTGCGGGTGTATTTTGGAAGCGCGCGAAACGCGCCGCGTGTTTTATCGTAGATCGGAGCGTTATTGGTGCGGGAGAAGAGATAACCCTTGAGGGCCAGGTAGTCGCAGATGGCGGACTGAACATCCGTCTCCTTCATACCTTCGGTGGATTAGCGGTGAAACCGATAGCTTCCGCGAGATGTTTCTCCTGCCACTTCTCGTCTACGAAAATCTCATGTACGGGAGTTTGCTTTTCGCGGCGGGCTGCATCGACAACAGAAGACGCCATCACATATTTGCGGATGACGTAGAGCTTCTGTTCTTTCGAGTTCCGAGCCATTCCGCCCGAGGCAACGGGGTCGAGGTTGCCTGCAGGCGGAGAAGTAGGTGTCCGACTGGCCTTTTATCAGTCGGGCGGAATAGCGGGGACTGAGGGAATTATAGCACTCGCGCGGGCAGCGTCGGATGCGCTGCTGTGGATACTCAGCGTTCTGACAGGTTCACCACGAGTCCCACTATCACGCTGCGGAGTCGCTGGTTCTCAATCTTGTTGAACGCCTCTGCGAGCCTGAACGCATCGCGGCGACCGAGAAGCTGAATGGGTGCGACTGTAGGCGCGGTTGCTCCCTTCGCCCCCTCGTAAAACGCTCCGACCGGCACCTTCAGCAAGTTGGCGACGATGAGCAGCCGCCCCGCTCCTACCCTGTTCGTACCCTTCTCGTACTTCTGAACCTGCTGAAAGGTGACGCCAAGTTTCGTCGCCATCTCGGTCTGCGACATGTGAGCCGCGTTCCGACGAAACCGGATGTTAGCTCCAACAAGCACGTCATTCGGGTGGGAAGCCATTGTCTGCAACCTCCATGGAGTCTGCATTAAAAGCAAATATCTTGATTTGTGACGGGTCTGTAAAGTACTGAAATTACTTGGTATTTGATAAACTACCTGTATGAGTTCCACAATTGAAACACAACTCCTTTTACGGCTTAAACACTCGCGATTCCGTATTTTTTCGCTTTCTCCTCAACTGCCGCTTGCAAAAATCAAGATATTCGCCGGATTATGAACCTTTACGGCTATGCGCGGGTCAGTACGAACGGACAGGCACTTGATGCCCAGGTATCGCAATTGGAAGCGGCCGGGTGCGCCCGCATCTTTCGTGAGAAGGTGAGCGGCGCAAAGACCGACCGAGCCGAGCTAAAGAAGCTGCTGCGGACGCTTCGGGTCGGGGATGTGGTGTTGGTCACGCGGCTCGATAGGCTTGCCCGTTCAACCCGCGACCTGCTCAACATCCTGGCCTCGGTGAGTGCCAAGAGCGCCGGCTTCCGCTCCCTAAGCGATGTGTGGGCAGATACGACGACGGCGCATGGCCGGCTCATGTTGACGATACTAGGCGGGCTGGCAGAGTTCGAGCGCGAGCTGATTAAGTCCAGGACAGCCGAAGGGCGGGCTCGGGCGGTGGCAATGGGCGTCCGCCTCGGTCGGCGCCCTAAGCTGGATGAGGAGCAGCGCAAGGCCGCGTGTGAGCGCAAGCTGGCGGGTGAGGACGTGGCGTCGATTGCGCGGGACTACAACGTGTCCGATTCTACGATTTCGAGGATTCAGTGCGGTTGAGAGCGAGCCACAAGCGGGCGACGGCTTCGGTGGGAGTTGAACCATTTCCCCGCAATTCGTAAATTGTTGCCATCCAATCATCTTGTGTTTTTCCAAGAACAAATCCGTCTGTGTTTCCACACGCCTCTATGAGTTCTTCGAGGGTTGGACATACATACCACGTACCCTTCTCCGGGATTTGTACTGCTGGGGTGTCGAGCAGTTGATGCTCACGCTCCATTGGAGCAAAAGGAAACCCCGCGTCTCTGAGTTCGCTCGCCAGCGCGTAATCCATCACTGAATTTTACCATAAAGAACACAGCGCCAAACGTGACGCTGTGAATAGCAAACGCACCATACGCGGGTCATCAGGAGCGGACTGCCGTAGCCAGCCGCCTACCCCTCGCCGCAAGCACATTCACTCACTTCTCGAATAGAAGCGGCTGCGAGTATCGACCGTCTACAGAACGCTGTGTCTCTGGCCTTCGGTCTTCCTTCACCTCGAAAAGTGTAGGTTGCGGTTGTCGTTCCGCTTTCTGTTGCTCTCTGCGGAGCCTCAGTAGTTCACGCCATAGGATACGGTCGCCGTTGGGCAAGGTGACGTACCGCATGGCCTAGTACTCATCGGCTCTCATCAGCACCCACACGCGCTTCGTTTTCTTCGGGTCGCTGGGGTCGTCGGAGAGGTAGCGTTCATCGACATCGTAGTAATCGCATTTGCCGATGTACTTCTGCCCGTCCACGTCGAGGAACACCATGTCGTGTTCGCCGTGCGGGTCGTTGTCGTCGTTGAAGTCGTTGAACGAGCGGAAGGCTTCGAGCGTTTTTGCCTTCTCAAGGTCAGGGAGCGCGGCGATGCCGGACGTAATCATTATCCGGCCGCCGGTAAATCCCCTGCGGACTTGGTCGTTTAGTTCTCGTATGCGGACCACCTTTGAGGGTGCGTCAATGTCCATATGAGCCTCCGTTGCGGTAGCGACCTCGGAGGTTTCCGGGGTCGCAGAACAAAACGGAGGTGCCTGAAATAATTATAGCGCGGTTTGAAGCGCATCACGCTCGACCCACACTCGCAGCACTCGCTCGTCGTTCTCAACGTCGATCCGCCAAACGAACGAAAAACCACAGAAGATAAATAGACCTTCGTCGTGCAAGCTTTCAGGCTCGAAGCGATTGTACCGGGCCAGGACGCACAGCATCCTTCCTACGATACGGTCTTCAAGTTCGTAGGGACCGTGATGCACCTCGATACGGCCGCCCTTAAAACCTGTCCGCAGTTCGTCATTAAGTTGGATGATGTGCGCCTTGTCCATCCGATGTAGCCAAACAAAAGCCCGCGCTAAGGCGGGCAAGTTGAAAGAACTCAGGGCTGGAAACGCCTTGCACTGGCGTCAGCAGCGAACTGCCGATAACCGTCAAGTTCTGCATTGAATGCGTCTAGTTCAGCTTCGTAGGCAGTTGCAGCGGGCTTAGGATTGCTGCGTCTAGCTTGTGCGTCGTCCACAAAACGATAGATGTAATCCAGCTCCGCATTGAAGTCGTCGAGTCTCTGTGCGTAGGTCATGGGCTGTGCTCCTGTTTCCCTATGAAAGCGTACCATGCGCTCGTGCGCAAAGGTCGCTATGCAAAAGAACGCGCCGCAATGAAGCGGCGCGAGGAGCTATGAGCAGACGAAGATTTATTCCGTTGTCTTAAAAGTCAGAACAGCTCAACCGTCTCAACCTTCATCTCGTCGCACAGCGCGGCAAGCATTTCCAAGGATTGAGGCGTGATAGGCGCTAGGAACGCCACGACGTTCTCCACGCCCTGTTCGGAGGCGGTGAGGACCTGAAGCGGGTCGCGGACAAGGTACAACTCCCCTGCCCCTACGCGGTCACAGCCAAAGATAACCGAGTGAGGGTCGAAGCCGTTCGGGAACAGCAGCTTGGGCGATTGTTCGTCCGTGACTGCGATGCCGACGTAAGCGAGTAGCGTGCCGTCCTTGCTATGGATTGGCACTGCGAACCTGCCTCGTAGGATGCCTTTTGGAGCGTATCCCGCTCCCCATGTAAGAGCCGTTTCAGGCGAAACACCGAGTGCCTGAACGGACTCATGCGCTGCCTCCAGATAGGTCAGCGGTTGAAGCTCGCGCTTCTCCTGCTGCTTTGCTGGCGGGCTGGGGGCTGGTTTGGAAGCGGCCGGCGCGGGCTTTGTGTCTCCTCCTCCAAACTGTTGCTCGATGTACAACGCCGCTTCACGCTGCGTCATGCCTCGGATGTGAGCGACGAGACTGATAACGTCGCCTCCCTTGCCCTGCGCGAAGCAGTAATAGGAGCCGCCGTTCTTCTGCGTGTTGATGGCGAGCGCCCTGTCACCGCCTTGGCGGCAAGTCGGGCAAGCGCCGCGGTACTGCGCGCCATTCTGTTTGAGCGTGAGGTTGAGCACTGGAATCAATTGCTCGATACGCACCCGCTCTTTCAAACGGGCAAAATCCACATATGCGGCCTCGGTCATGGCTATTCTCCTTTCAATGAGCGGGAGCCGCTATGAATTGTACCGCATGGTAAGATGAAGCCAGGACATCGAACGTGGATGGGGGGATGTGAAAGGTCTTAATCAGTCGCGGGAAAATTCTAAGCCCACACTTCACCGCGATTGAGTGTGGTTCACGGGTGAAAGTCCCATCAAATCCTACCTTCCCCCACCCGCGTTCGATTCAAATGTACATTCGCGGGAGAAAGCGAGCATGCAATGAGTGAAACCGACACGCGCCCTAGGCGTGGTCAGCAAACGACGGAACGGCGCGAGATCGCCTACTACGTTCGTGCCAAAACCGGTCCCGGTCCTCGTGACTGGAGTCCCGTAGGAGTTTGTTTCGCCCGGAAGAATGGCGCGGAAGGCTTCACAATAAAATTGAACACCTGGCCCATCGACACGGCGTCGTTTAAGGGAGCGCTTGTCCTCGTTCCCCCGTTCGCGGACGACGACGAACCAATCGACGAATAGCCATCGTCACCTTGGGCGGCCTCACGGTCGCCCTCATTTTTATTACAACATATCCACAGTTTGAAACTCCGACGAAAATGGAACATCATTGGCTCTGTGCCGTCGAGTGAAACGAGAAACTTGACAGGAACGTGGCTCAATTGCTTGTCAAGTTTTCCTAGTGAGCTGCATGGTTGAGCCGTTTCACGGCTAAAAACAACGCTAAAACGGCGATTCAAAAAAGCCGTTTGGTATAATGGAGGTTGGAAGCGGATTCGTCCCCGCTTACTGCTGCTCATTGACATATGCAATTACACATCTACGGGCCTTGGAGAAAAAGCGAAGAAGAGGCTGCGGAGGATAGGAAACACTTCTGCAACTTATTCCAACTCCAGCACTCGCACGGATTAGAGAGTCGAATGGATTACGATGATGAGGGCAAGAAAGCCGGAAGAATTTTCCGCGCTGACTGCAACATCGAAGAAAGCGATTACAGTATCCACGGCTCCCAAAAGAAATAGCTCCCCCGCCAGAGAGAGCCACTTACCAGAAGTATAGCATACCGCCGCCGCAGCAGTCGGCGGTTTTGCTTTTTACTTAGCGCCCAACTCCGCAAGAATATCAAGCGGCGGATGCCCTACCCGCTGCCACGGCTCGGTCAGCATAAAGCCCGTAGGCTTCGGGAAATAGTCAATGGATGCGAACTCGCGGACGTATTTGAAGGCGATATGCGCCGAGCCTTTCCCGCCTGTGCGGTCCTCCAGAATATTCATCATCTCCCGCATTTCGTGCTCGCTGATAGCGACGAAGAGCGTCACGGCGTTCGGGATGCCGAGCTGGCGCTGATAGGTGCGTTGCCTGTGCAGCTCAAGTGCCGCCAGTATCTTTTCATTGATGGTCTGCCGCACGGTCTTTTCCGGGTTGCGCGTCTCTGTCCCGCGATCGACTTCGATGCCGGCGACGAACAGCCGCTTGGTCTTATCTGCCTGCGTGTAGGCGATAGCGAACGGCTTGCTGTCGTGCACTGTATCGCGGTCTACCTCCACAAGCCTGTTGAGGCGCGGCGTGTGGTAGCTGAACTGCGTAGGAAAATGGAAAGGGGTTGTTGAACGTTTCGTCTCGGGCGGGCAGGACGGATGCGCAAGTATGTCACGATAGGTGACGAGCGAAAGCCCAGCTGTCTCCTTCACTCCGAGAGCAAAGGATGCGTCCACGATGCAGCGCGCCGACTTGTGTTTGATATGGTCGTTGCCGCGCGGTGTAGGCCGGTACATGCCCGCGTTGGTCAATGCCTGCTCGCCTTTCGAGGAAAGCGCATATAGAGCATGGCGATAGCGGGCGTTCGGCGTGTCCCATGAGCCGGGCGGGCACTCAATCACTCCCGCCTTGTGCCGCAGGATGGAGAGGCGCGCGAGCGTGTATTCCACAGGCAAGTCTAGGATGACGGGAATGTAGTTGCTCGGCAGGCACTCGTAGTCCTGCAAGAGGTCGAGAATACGCAGGTCGGTTTGACTGATACGGAAAACGCCGCCCTTCGCGGTGTTGTCGAACCGGGAAACTCGTTTGGCAGTTTTGGTCGGCATAAAAGCTGAATGCAGCCGCGCTCTCCTTCCGTCAACGTTGACAGTAAGGAGCTGTGGGTGATGGCGGTGAAGTATGAAGCGCGATGAGGCGCGCGATAATTATACCATCGCTACCACTTTGTTGAGACGATAGAGCCGTCATCCTCGGGGGGCGTTGGCGGTGCTGCCTTTCGCTTTGGTGCGGGTTCGGATGGAAGGGGCGCAGGCAGCGGTTGGAACGCTGCTGGTAGCGGCTTTGAGGGCAACTCTTGAAGCGATAATCGCTTGGCGTTCGCCCGCAGCATCCTTTCCAGCGCTTCCCTGTTCATGTGCGGTTGGCGGTCAATTTCTCCGAACGGCGCGGAGTGTACGAACGGATGCTGCGTGAATCCTCGGACAAAGCAGGCGAAGCGGGCTTCTGTCGATGTCTTGCTCTGCGCCGTGAGGAATGACGGTTCGCAGCGGAGATCCCGCGCGACATATGAGAGGTCTACACCCTCGGGGCTTGAGGCGTACTTGATGCTGGTATTGGTCGATACGGCCGAACGTATCTTCTCGGTCATTCCTGAGCCGTGCATCTCCTGATGTGCGAGCGTGACGGCCAGATTGTACTCTCGCGCGAGCCGCAACAGCTCGGGGGTCTTTTCCTCGTCAGCGAACTCCTGAAACTCGTCGATGATGAGATGAACCTGATGCCATTCATTCTGGGGAAGCGTGAAACGAGCATAGGCGGCGTTGAGTGTAAGGGAAATTATGTAACGCCCAAGAAGCTGCGAGGCATCCGAGCCAAGCGTATTCATGCCGGTGTTAACCAGGACGATTGATTTGTTCTGCAAGCAGTCGAGCATATCGAGCTTGCGTTCCCTCGCCTCGAACATGCGGACAAATTCTGGGTGCTGCAACACGCCATAGATGCGGGCCTTTATCTGTTGGCGCGTCTCCTTGTAGTTTGAGCTGAAGAACTCGTTTCGGAAGAAGCGCTCAGAAGTGGTGTCGAGTCTCCCGATGAAGGGCGCGAAGCGGCATTGAGAATACGGCTGCCCTTTCGGGTCGTCGGTGCGCGTCGGGTCGTCCATCAGGTCAATGAGCGTGTGGATATTCGATTCCATCCCGAACATGAGTCGTACTGCGAAGCCAAATGGTGTCGCCTGTTTGTCCGTGAGTTTGGAGCCGGTACTTGAGAAAATAAAAGCGAACGTGCTTATCGCTTGGTTCTCAACGCGCCGCCGCTGCTCTACTGACCAGATTTGGTTCCACCGCGAGGCTGCGTGGAACATGTTGAGCGCGGGCGGCGGGCTGAAAGTCGGGTCGATGATGATGAGCCGGTCTTTGAGGCGGCCGTTATCGGGGTTGAACACGTCAAGCGATTGGAGCCGTTTTACCATCAAGCCCTTCGGGTCGATGATGACCATGCCGGGCGGGCCTTCTTTAGCCAGGTCGGCAAGGATGAGCTGCTGTAGGAGCGTCGTTTTGCCCGAGCCGCTTGGACCGAGGATGTGCGTGTGCTCGGAACGGAATTTGTCGGGGATGGGTCGCGGCACAAGCAGTTCTTGAAATGCCCTTTCTTCCTCTTCTCGTGCTCGGTTCGCCTCGGCAAGCTTGTTGGCCTCCTGCTGAGAGCGGTATGCGACTTCAGCAAACCATTTGGAGCGATAGGCCGCGAGGTGTCTATGAATCACGCCTTGCAGCTCAGGGTGCTGCAGGTCGGCGGGTATTAACTCGGGCAACGTGCGTTTGAGTGCTTTGTATTTGCATTCTTCTGAGCAGAAGGCGAACGGGTCGGCAGGTTCGATTCGGACTCGTGACTGGAAGAGTTGGCTGCATTCAACACATCGGTCAGTATCAAATTTCATCGGCGCTTTAGGGCTTCAATGCGTTGCCGTTCTGCTTCGACTTCCGTTTCCATTTTTTCGGTAAACTTCGCTGTTTCCCTCCGCAGCACGAAGTCTCGTTGCGCTTCCCAATTCCTAGTGAATGTTGCAAGTGCATCGTGTTCGGCGTTTATCCTGTCTTGATTAAACTTGCCTTCGGTCTCAATCAGTTTGTTTCTCAACGCATCTATAGCTTCGTGCCGCGATTTCCCGGTGGAGGCATATAACCCTTCTCTGACGTAATCTTCGTCGCTGACAGCGCACACTTCGTCCAAGCCCTCACTAAGTGCACTGTACTGATCATCTTCTTGGAGGGTTTGCTTTTCGAAATCCTTCGGTAGGTACGGGCGAATGGCTTTGGCACGGCAATCCTGGCTACAGAACTGAAATTGCGCAGACGATGTTCCCGGAATCGCCTGTCCGCAGTTAGCGCAACGGCCGACATCAAAATACATGCCGCCGCTGCTCTTGCCTGCGACCAAGGCCTGTTCGCTTGTTGAGAGATGCGTTGGCTCGGGAGGTGGGTGATAAGTGATGGTTGGCTTGGGGATGGCGACCTCACCAAGGCATTTCTGTGAGCAGTACCGAACGTCCTTAAGGAAGGAATCTAGAAGGCGGTCAGGGTGCATCAGCACTTCGCTGCCGAGCGCGTTGCCGCATCGAGCACAATGGGTATTCGTCCAATCCGCAAGTTTTTGCTCAGGAGACTTCGTATTGAACGGCCACATGACGAGCCTCGTCCCATGAAATGTGGACGGCCGAGATGTGCGCTCCCGGGCCGCGCGGTCCAAATCTATGCTAAAATAATAGGCATTACTAGCGTTGTTGCCGGAGTGGACGCCCTTCTAACAACGCGGGGTGTCCGCTCTGGCTGAGGTTCATGGATGAAATTTGGAAGGACATCGAAGGCTGGGAGGGATTTTATCAGGTAAGCAATTTTGCCCGCGTTAAATCTCTCGCGCGGGGGCGATGCGAGCACTGCGGAGCAAGAAGCAAACGCGGTGGTTTTCTCTCGCAATACACAAGCAAGCAAGGCAAGGGATACAAAGTCGTTAGGTTCTCGCGACCGAGCGGCAAAATCTACCGGTCAATGTTTCCCGTCCACCGTCTTGTCGCAATAGCGTTCGTACCGAATCCGCTAAATCTGCCGCAGGTCAATCATATCGATGGTAACAAGTTCAATAATGAACCAAGCAATTTGGAGTGGGTGACGTGCAAGCAAAACATCCATCACGCTTGGCGGCTCGGTTTAAGTAAACCGCCTCCATCGCAACTGAAGCATGGGCGGTACGTCGGCATGCATAAGGCCGGAGGATATGTTCCAGTGAAGGAACGCAATAAGGGGCTAGGGTTGGACGCCTAGCCCCTTCCCCTTTACGGGGATTGCCTAGAGTCTCGTTTGGCTATCGCTGCCTTCATCCACTCTTCAACTTCGGACTCAAGGTATCCGACGCGAGCGTAGCGGCCGTCCCCTAGCTTGATCCGCTTTGGAAAAGTGCCAGCCTCTTCGAGTCGGGCGCGATGAGCGTCACTGTAAAGCGTTAGGGCTTTGACTTCCTTTTTCGAGAGAAATTTCATTGCAAGTCTCCGTGTAGGAGAGCTTGCAAGCCCGCCGGTTAGACCACCGTGGACAGCGAGATGTTATGTGGAATCATGGGGAACTGGCAAGATGCGTATACCGCCTCATAGTGCCCCAAAAGAGAAAGCCCGGGTCATGCCCGGGCTAGTACTTCACCTATGCGGGCATCAGTCCGCGTAGGTGAGCCTCGTAGCGCTCCACGGCCACACGCATCTGAGGAAGGTAAGAATACCTGTCGTATATGGCCTCCACGTCGGTCTGAACGCCGGCCGCATGGTTGATAAGTCGCTCCGCTATTTCGCGCGGGGTCCCTATCTCTCCGTGGGTGCTGCGGTAGGTCCGCCTTAGGTCATGGAGCGTCCAGCCTGAGACGCCATCCGCCAGCTCCTTCTTGAACTTGCTCCATCCCGAGAGAGGCCGTTCGTCGGACACCTTCGAGGGAAAGAGCAGGTCAGTCGAATTGCGGCGGGGTATCGTTCCGAGTATTTCCGCGACCATCCCGTTATACGGGAACGTATGGTCCCGCTTGTTCTTGGTCACGCCGTCCTCCCCGCCGGGAAGGGTTATCGTTTGCGCTTTCAGGTCTATCCACGGCCAGCGAAGGTTGGCGATCTCGCCACGCCGCTGTCCGGTGAGGATAAGCAGCCGCACGATAACGCCGTGCGGATAGCTTTGCCTTCCCGCTGCCGTCCAGACGGTCTTTAGCTCCTCCGGCTTCAAGATGCGCTTGCGCTTCTTCGCCACCTTCACCTCTATGCCCTCTAGGGGCGAGTGGGGGATGTAGCGACGAGGCGGCTTGACGCACCAGCGCAGGAAGGTCCTACAGACGACCAGGGCGTGCGCTGCTTCGCTTGGGGCCGCGCCCGCGATGCAAGCCACCACCAGCTCGTAGGTAAGCTCCCGCAGGCGCTTCTTGCCGAGCCGGGGGATGAAGTACTTGCCGAGGAACCGCTTGTATTCCGTCCGGGTCTTCGGCTTCTTGGCAGCGAGAGTAGCTTCGTACTCCTGATAGGCTTCGGCCAAGGTCAGCCCGCCGCGCGGGGCCGGTTCTTCGACCAGGCGCTTCTTCGCTTCCTTGCGGGCCTCCGCAAGGCTCATGCTTGGGTAGCGGCCGATAGCGATACGCTGCCGGTCGGTCCCTCTCGTGATGACCCACGTCTTACGGTTCTTGCCGACGCGGACGCCGAACGCGGGAGTGGTTTCGTCGTAGTAGATTCCGGGTGTGGTGAGACGCTGCACCACAATTTCTGTGAGGTGCGTGCGCATTTTTGTCTCCTTTTTGTCTCTCAAAGAGCGTGTGTAGAGGTGAGTTTCCAGGAGACAGTATACACCGCTCAATAGGGAAAAACTTTTCAAATACAGAGACTTACGGTGACTATGCGTCACTATGAGGAAGTCAAATCCTGTCTGTGGAACAGGAGGTCGGTGGTTCGAGCCCACCCAACTGTACCAGCAACTCAACGGCTTAGCTTGAACTCACCGGCATTCGAATTTTCATAGGTACTTTTTAGGTTCGAGACACGTGGGCGGAAGCCCTCGGTCCATAGAACGCGCTGTATGGCTCGGCTTCCTCGAACAGGAAACGGTCTCGAATCGACTGTCCCTGTGCATTCAGCAATTGAGCGGCAATGTCCGGCAACTCGTTCCGAGCGCGGGCATAGTCCCTCCGCGCTCACCAATGAAATCAGGCATAACTCGACTACCGGCCCGATCCGCTCTGTGATTTGGCAATGCTCTTGGCAATGTGTCGCTAGATTTGAGCGATCATCATAAAATAGCCCGCCTATGGGCCGGGATGATGGCTTGCTCGCCGAATATGCGTGGCGGAGGCGGGCTTACTTCGCTTTGCCGGACGTCATGGCCTGCTCGACTTCATCGGCCAGCCCATTGAAATGTTGGTGCAGCCTGTCATACATCGCGCGTTTGGTCTTGTCCGTTGCAAGGTCGCGGATCAGGGCTGCCTCTGCGGCATCCTTCCTGAGTTTTTCGATGGAAGCTTGGTAATCCTTCAATGGCCAATCTCTTGAGATTAGAAAATGGAATCAGGATGGGCGACGTTACGTTTCCGGAGTAGTTGGCGGGGCCGCATTTAGAAGCTGTGCGAGGGCAGTCACTAGCTGCGCTGGCGCAAATGGTTTTGCGAGCATAACGCTGTTCGGCACGCCCTTGACCGCCCAATCTTCCGCGTGTGCGCCGCTCATGTAGATAACCGGGAATGCATGGTCGATCTCTCTAGCTCTGTGAGCGACTTCCCAGCCATCCATTTTGCCTGAAAGATTTATGTCTGTAACGACCGCCCGGTATTTCCCCTTGTCACTCACCAGAAGGGTGACAGCTTCCTCTCCGGATGCGGAGATGGCAGCTTCAAAGCCGCCATCCGTCAAGGTCTCCTCAACAAGAGCCTGAAGCGATTGGTCGTCTTCCGCAACGAGTATTATTGGCAGTTCTGACACGGTGTCCCCCATCGCCGCGCGGCGCGCTGTGACACCACGCGCAAGGACCGGAAAAGTTCCATCGGCCGCGCGGTCGCCTTATTTCTTTTCCTCAAGGTGCAGCGCGGCCTTGGCGTTCGCCAATTCCTTCAGCAATCCAGCGATCCCATCCAAGGTAAGTGGATCGGTGATGCGCGTTGCCATCTGCCTGTAATGCGCAATCTTGAAATCTAATGCGGTGCACTTTGCGCACATAACTTACCGCATGGAACAGGCATCCGTCCCTACGATGTACGCTCGGTACTCGTTCACTTGGGCGAGGCCAGTCCCGGAGAGTTCAGCCACTCGCTGATGTGCGAAGCTGTTTCGGCTTGCCGAGCCCGCCGCAAAAGCAGTTCCCGCGCGGTACTACCGGGGCGCTCCCTTTCTGCGGCCTCTCTAAACCGCTTGGCCTCTTCCGCAAGTCGCTGCTCGAAAGTGAGTTTGTTCTCGATGCGCCGGCTTCCCATGGCGCTGCCTCCAAGGCTGACGGTCCGTTTAGCTTAGAATCGCCCCAAGCAGTCAGTCTGTACGGAAGCGGACTGTGATAAGGTAAAAAGTGGCAGTCAAACTTTGCGTTTCTCGTTCGTTCGCTGCGGATTTAATCCCTTGATGTAGATCAAGGTCGGACCGGTCCATCGAAAAAATCGTGACTTTGGGATATGTTGAAGCATGGCTCCCAAATATCATCCAATTCCGCTGTCCGGTGGGGACAGAAAGGCCCTCGCCAAGGACGGGACGTTCGTTTTGAAGAGCTTTCGGCCCCGATCGTCGAATTCGAAGATTCCAGCGCGCATAACAGCATTGCTTCTTATTATGTGATATTTACATATCCTATAATAAGACGCGTTCCTGTTATTAGCTAGGGTTGATCCGTTCGATCCGGCAGAAGGCCTTCACAGCCGGCAGATTCCGGATTTTGCGACGGCCAAACAACGCGCCGCGCGACGGTGGCCATTGGACCTTTAGCTTTTGCCGGCGCGCCGCGCTGCCTCGGCTGCGATCAAGCGCTCAAGCCAATCGGCGAGTGACCGGGCGTCCTTCTGCGCAAGCTGCGCAGCCATAGCTTTGACGGATGGTTTCATGCGCACACGTATCGCGGCTGTGCGCGCTTTCGGCTTTGGCTTTTTCAT